GAAGACAAAGTTCCCGCCTGGAGACTTAGCAAGGTCTTTCCCTTTTTCCTTGTAAGCCTTTTCAAAATCAGAGAACAATGAAAACTTCTTGTTCCCGATTGTACGATCCTTGAGTTTAAGCTCAAGATTGTCAAACTGACCGGATAATGACATGAGCTTCATTTCGGATGCTTCGTTCTTCTTTATAAGATCCTCGATTCTTTCGACAGGAGCTTTTTTAACAATCTCCTTTTGAATCTCGGCATAAAGGCCGTTCATTCGTTTGATCTCTTCATTTATCTGGTCGGTAATGACTTTTAAGTCTTTTACTTCCATTTACTGAATTGATTTTAAATTAATTAATATTGATTCGAACAAACTCGCATCAATAGCCGGCATGTCATCAGGAGTGGGCACCTGGCCCGGCTCCTTAATGTCAAGTGACTGTATAATAGATGCAATTTTGCATATTTCCGCTTCAAATAGTTCACATGTTTCGTCTGTATACTTTCCGTTTTTCAATCCCCGGTTAAGCGCATCAAGTCGCTTACTGAGGTCTGCCATTATATCCTTAACTTCGCCTTTTGCGCTAATTATCTCAGTTAGGCTATTAGCTCCCCAGGTTACGGATGAATATTCCCAAAGCTTTAGCTCGATAAGTTTACGGCTCAGAAAATTACCGTCTTTATCGGACTGATCCTCTGACCGAATGACATTGTACCCGATTGACAGCTCTGTTATAATCCCGTCAATATGTTGCTGTAACTTATCCTGTGAGAATGTGTCTTTGCCGAATTGTGTTTCAAAATACAGTCCCCGTTCGTCCTCCTGCAACTTAACAGGTACTCCAATAGGTTGCCAGCTGTCATGCTGCCAGAGGTGTTTAATGCGAGGCTTGGCCGATCCAGGCCCACGCTCTGAAATAGTCTTAACAAAAGCTCCAGGGACAACTATCTCTTTATCGCTGTCCTCGTTACCAAATACCGAAGCATAGCCAGTAACTATGCCGGACTTCTCATCAGCATCTTTCAATTCGTAATTACTTTTTACCCTAAAACCTGTAATATTTTTCATTTTAATATATTATCAATCAACGTCGTAACCGATTGCGCAACCACAGTTTATCACTTCTGCTCCATTTGAACAATCCGGATCACATGGGTACTTTAACCCGGAGTTATATTCATAATTCATTGAGACAGGTGCAAGCGTAGCGTAATAAACGTGTGTATCCCTTGAGTTCTTCCGGCCGGAGTTTATCCAGTACTTTTTAACATCCACGCCCGTAGCTTGTGCCGATTCATAACTCCCGGAGTTTGCAGCCTTACCCGTTTCCGTCCGTGCGATCCGCTCAGCCTGATACTTGTTAATAACGGTCAATCCCTCTGTTAGTTTCTCCCTCATCCCCCGTTGTATCTGATCAATCCCTAAGCCGTTTAACATCCCTTCGTTAAGTATGTCATCAATCAGGTTATTGATTATCACCTCCTGAGTTGTCATTATCTGACCTGTAACAAGTAATGACCTTTCGTTGACATACCTACGGAAATAATCCTCCCAGAAATCAATATCCTCTTCCTGTTTACGCATTACCCGGTGGATCCTCTTAACAGTATCAAGCGCAACGGCCCCTCCGGTTTTCATCCAGACCCGCATCAGGTATTCATCCATTGGTTTACTTTGTAGTAAAAACGGAATGCGGGCCTTTAGGCTTTCAATATCAATCTCGCCCGCCAGATCAATAACCGGTTGGCTGATTACCCTTAGAACTTCCCTGCCTTGCTTCCAATTCAATCTTGTTAAAGAACGCTGTAAATATTTGTTCGGAATCAGTCTCATCAGTTTTTTGTCTGATAATCCGGAATCCGCAAAAACTTCATAACCTCGTCGGTTTGCTGCTCCATTGGCATTGCAGATAGATTAGTCATAACTTCAAATAATGGTTCATCCATATCTGGCCGTTCAATCCTTTCGTATCCGCAAGCCTCACGTATCTCATTACCGGTAAATACCCGACCCATAACCATCCATGTAACCATTTCGCCCTTATTCTTTTGCAGGGCTTCGATCTCGGAATAATCAGCGACAAGCGCATGACCCGGCTCTTTACACAGAGGCGACAGCCAATAACTAACCTTTTCTAACATTGAATCCAATGACGGCTTAATAGCATTTGACCAAAGGGCCGTTTCAGCCTCTTTATAGTTGTTATATGTCCGATCTTTACTTCCGGATAACAACTGAGACGGTACGTTATAAGCGTCGGCAATAGCTCCCCGGAATGTTGAAAGAGCCTCGAGCACCTTCATCTCAACCATTGTCATTCCGAAGTTAGTCCATTTATGATCCCACTTCGTTACAACTATCTTTCCGGCGTTCCTTGATCCGGTGTATTTGTCCTGATATTCCCGTTGTATTGCCCGGAGTTGAGTTTTACCCATTCCCTCTTTTGACTTACCATCTTCGCCAAGAATGGTTAATATTCCAAGTGCTCCCTGATGCTGAAAGGTTTGAACAATCGAATCATAAGCAGATGACGAGCCAATAACTGACTTTAAAATCGGTTTCAATCGGCTCATGCCGTAAAGATGACCCGTTCCCGTTTTATTATAATCTGGATTAAATTCCTTCCAGTGCAGGATCTCACCCGGTAAGTAATCAATAACATTTGACGATAAAATAAACCTCCACCCGGCAATCGGTTCTAAGTAGGTGCCTATTTTCATCTCCATCCATTGAGGTGGCAGGACATCAAGTCTAAGAGGTATCCCGGCATTAATTCCATTTTTAACAGATTGATAAGTTAAAAAGCCATTCCCAAAGATCAGATAAAATGACAGGAAAGCTTCAACAAGCTCCGACCGGGACATATAAGGATTAGGATAATTAAACAGTGACAACATTCGACCGTTTGGCACGTCGTCGCCGTTTTGATCAACCTGAAAGACTGGTACCGTTGCAGCCGGTTCAGTTATCTTATTGAGGATCGTGAATACATCAGTATTGCCTGTATAACTTTTGAGATAAGTATCTGCATTGACTTCCGGATAAATTGCCTGATTGCCCAGCATCCGGAGGACATATTCATCCAATCGGTTCGGCTGGCTGATCTTTGCCGGAAATAACCTGTTACCTATGTTTGCAAGTAATCCCATACTTTAATTTTTTCTGCAATATGATGTTATCGGTTCAGGTTCTTTCGGTTTCAGTAACTCAATAATAAGCCGTTCCTGTTGTGCTTTCTGCCTTAATAGTGCAAGTGCAAAAACGTAACTGTTTACTACTATTGAATCAAGTGTTATCATACAACCCCTTCCTCAGTTATGTTATAAGTATCCGATTCAATCAGATAAGTACAAAGCCAAACAAGCGCATCCATGTGATCAGGACTATCGTCTTTCGGATCGCCCGTGTATGTTGTCATCTGATCTTCGAGCTTCGGGAACATCCCGACATGATGAACACGGCCCTGCTCATAAAGTGCCTCAATAGGTTCAGCCCGGCGTATCTTACCACGTGAAGCCGATACTTTCTGATAACTGATATTCCGGTCAATGCTTCGGAGAACGGTCTCAATAAGATCGCCGCCGTTATTTGATTCACCGATTATCCGATCAGCACGTAGCCGGTCATATAACCCTATTGCCTTTGCAGCCCATGTCTGAGGCGTGTATATCCCGCTGGCATCCTCAATGATATATATCTGCCCGTCGGCTGCCATTCCACCTGCAATAATACCTGTCTCATCAGATTCCTTTGTTGATGTTACGGCCGGATCAATAGCAACTGCCAGACGGATAAGCTCCGGATAAGTCTTAACACGGCTATTCTCGATAAGGCTCATTTTCCATAGTGCGCCCTCAACATCTTCGAGTATCTCAGCCATTAACTCTTGACGTCCTAACCGTGTCCCTTCGTACTTCGATAAGATTGTTTTAAAAAAAGCATCCGGGAGATTATCAACGTTTTCGTAAGTTGTCCCGGAGGTCACGTGAGTATATTCCGCTTTTACAAGTTCTTTAATCAGCTTTGTAGGTCTGGGAGTTGTCGTCACGATAACACGGGGTTGATCTCCCATACGAAGTCCCATCATCATATTATCCCAGGTATCCTCAGCATAACGCCAAGCGGCTAACTCGTCACACCAAGCGGCATAACATTGAGGGCCACGTGCCCGTTCGGGTTCATCAGCTGTAAAGATTAAGGCATAAGCACCATTGTTCCATGTAACTTTCCGTAGTGAACTTGAATATTTTGGCTTGTCCCAGGGCGGCGAGGTTGCCAGTATCCCAGCCGGCCCCTCGATCATTATATCACGGGCGTCTCCGGACGTCGCACCAAAAAAATGAATGATAGGCATTGTTTCTTTCCATATCCGCACTGTTTCAGCTCCCGTTCTGGTTTTGCCCCATCCCCTTCCGGTTTTGATCAACCAGACAGTCCAGTCACCTGCAGGGATAAGCTGTGAGGGCCGGGCGTTAAGTGTCCAACGGTATTGAGCATTTTTCAATAGCTCACTTAATTCAGCTTTTTGTCCCGGCTGTAAGGAGCTTATTGATTCTGTCGATAAGTTCAACATCAGACAGAGTATTAAATGAACCACCATTATTTAAGTGATCAATTGTTTGTTTCTGACTTGTTATCTTCTCATTCTCCTCATCTGTTGCAAGGAGTTTATAAAGTGCTATCTGAGTAGTGGGGTTGTCGCTGTCGTACCATTTCTTTCGCAATCCGACCTTTAAAGTTATCTTATTTGATTCGAGAGCTTTTTTAATTGTTTCCGATTTTTCCAGTTCATTATCATAGAATGTCGATGAGCTACAAGGCAAAAAACCGATCACATCCTGAATAAATATCAGGTTATGTTCTTTAATGACCTTCAATGATTCGCTTTCGAGCTCTGACTTCTTGTATGCCATTTATATAAATTCGGATAAAAAGGTCTTAATATATTTATAATTTAATACCAAAATATCTTAAATTATCACCCTCAGTTTTAATCCCTGCATCTTCATTTTCCCAGGATTAATTGTTAAAAGAACAATTCAGGCAAAAGTGACAGCCGTTCCCTGTAACGGATGAATGTTTTATTGATCTTATGCAGGTCATGGTTATAAACTGTAAATTCGCCACACTTTCATTCATATCACTTATTGTCAACTCCGCTTTTTTTATCCTCGATTCAATCAGGAATGGAAGAGCTATGTAGAACTCCTATTATAACGGGTTAAAATTAAACAATAATATCTGACATTTTGAAATATAGTTATTAACAGGGATATTAACAAAAAGCCCCTCCGGTGGGAAGGGGCCTGAAGTCTTAACATTTAATCTCAAACCATAGGCATAACAATTGGTTAATACTAAAACTTATTTAAAAACAATTCCAACATTTATTCCAATATCATACTTCAACAAATCGACTGCCAGCCCGACAATATACCTTTCGATCCTGATTCCGGCACATACCTCAATGCTTACCGGGATAATTGCCCGCTGTACTGTTTTGCCCTCAAAATGATAATCACCGTATCTGTTAATACTTATTCCCGTACCGATGTATGAGCCATTAAGTTGTTTTGTTGCTCCGACAACCAGACGAAAATGATCCTTTACATAGGCTTCCGGATAGATATAGTTCCCGTAGCTTATTGAACTGTATATCCCGTAATCTTCGATCTGCTTATCTGCCCTCAGTCCGATACCCCGATCTTGCGGAGTATAAAGCAAGGATAACGAAGTCTGAGCTGAAGCCGTAAAACTAACCAATAGAATGAATATCAGTATTATAATAATCACGATTAAGTTTGTCCAGAGTAAACAGCCTTTGTCTTTCATTTTTTTACTGAATTATGTATTTCAACAAACATCGGATTTTCCTGATTAATAAACGTAGTTTCACGTTTTCTGAAATTAACCTTCCTAAGTAATATTCCCCATAACCAAGTTAATAACACGCCTGCCGGAATAAGTATAAAATACCAACTTCGATTAAGTTTTACCACTTCTATAAATGTAGCAAGCTGAATTAAAATAGCAATATAATTCAATCCGTTAGCTTTGCCATAATCAAAATCAGACTTAGCTCTTATTAATTTAGTTGTTAATTTCATCAAATAACGGTTTTATAATTGATTCTTCATTATAACTATTCAGTACGGCCTTTCTGCCATTTCTGGCAAACTCCTGAGTTAATTTCATATTACCAAGTAAGTAATCAAGCCCGGCCGCAATATCATTTGTCCCATATCCGCAATTATACCTGTCAGTTATCTCTTTCACATTACCCATCCACTCATGATAAAGCACACAGCACTCTTTATCCATATAGGCAAATAGTTTATTGGGGGAGCAGGTATAAGTATGGTTTGATTGTAGGTTTGGAAGCAATCCTATTGACGCCCTGTCTAACCAGTATTGATTTGTATCGTTACCGGTTTTATTACTACCCGTATAAACAACTTTTATATTATCCGGAGTTGCTAATTTTGGGGCATTCTCACTCATTACAACCAAAATAAATCTATGCTTAATCTTACGCCAATTAACTTTTTCAAGATACCTATTTCGTCCGATAAAAACAACCACTGGAATATAATTATTAAACTTAACCAAAAAAGAGGGATTTTGAACATTATCATAAAAATATGGAGTGCCATATATTTGTGTCGATAATCGGGATGAAACAACTAATTTATCAGCCTTACTGGCAATTTGACGGATCATATTATCAATTCTTGAACATCGAAAGAACCACTTTAAAAACCTAAACTTATATGTATTATGGGAAAAACAATCAAAGTAATTTTCATGCAGATCACAAATAATCGGCTTGTTCCTTTTTATCCCTGCATAAGAGGCCCATAAATCATGCGTGTAAATACGATCAAACTTATAAAAAAATGTAAGTAGATACACGATAAAACAATAACCAGGTGCCCATTTAAACTTAGCCATTAGATGTGGTATTTGCAATGTCACATTATCTAAGTGCTTCTGGCTTTTATTTACCCGTATATCATTACGGGGATGGTCCGTTATAATCAGATATTTCATACCGGCTCAACTTTCCTTAATACTAAGCATACCATCTGATGAGGATCATCTGCAGTTGCCCTAACGAGTGGTATCCGCTTCCCGAAACGCCAATATTCACCAGTAAATGCTTTATAATATTCCTCTTCAATGATCGTAAAATTACCAAAGGATAACCATTCCGACAGTTCTGCACTTGAATAATTTTGAGTTATATGTTTTGGGGTTCTACCATAATTAGCTTCGGGATGTTCTACAAGGTTCTTATGGTAAAAATCTTTATTGTAAGGAATAGTTAATATTAATATCCCTCCGGGAATTAACAACCTGCTCATTTCATAAATTGCCAGCATGTGATTTTTTATATGTTCCAATGTACTAATACAGGTGACGCATTGGTATTGACCTTTAATTTTGGGATTAGTAATATCATCCTTTAATATCCTGAAATGTCTGTTATAAACATCTGTATCAATTGCAGTAACATCAAACCCGCAAAAGGAAAGCAAATGAGGGAAGGAAGACTTGCCTGTTCCGACATCAAGGATTTTCGTAACTCCGTACTTATGTACATTTTTGAATGTAAAAGCGTACTCAACGCATCTTTCATTGATTTCGTTTTGTTTATTCCATTCGATATACAAAACTGGATAATACAAAATATACATGATATAATTATAAATCTTTAATAATAGTTTTCTCATTTCAATAGCTTATTAATATGTTGTTTAACTTCAATTCCAGGCTCTATTTTTTTAAACTCTTTTAGGTCCGAATAATAAACCTTGTAAATATGATCGGAATCATTATCCCTGAGCTTAAAGCAGTCATCAAAAACTCCGGTCACTGTGCCATAAAGATCATATTCCCGACTAATTAGCTTGCCGTTACGGTATTTCTCAATGAAAATAAACCTTCCGAAGTCGCCTTGTTTCATTTCCCTTTTTTTATTTCACCGTTCAATGCTGCTTTAGCACCTTCAATTAATCCACGTAAATAAGGATGGTAGCTACCTTTACTATCTGCCCATTCCTTAATATCTTCATCCGAAGGTTTATCAAGTGCTTTTGCCACCTGAATAGCGGCATACTCTTTCATTGCCTTGATGGCATTTTCATAAGGAATACCTACACAATCGTAATTATCTTTATGAAGTAATCCCCGAATTGATACATGTTTTTCAAGTATTCCTTCTACCCCTTCATCAACCTCGATAGGTTCGAGCCAAAAGTCAAACCAATCCTTACCAAGCCAAAGTCCCTTAATAGTTTCGTCATAATAAACTACTGACATTTGAGTATGTACTACACCGCCGGGATTTTTATAATGTATGTAAT